AATCAATGCTGAGTTTGGTGTTTCTCTTGGATATCTAGACACTAGCGAACAGAAAAGGTCAGAATCCGGTAACTTAATCACTTCAAATGGTACTATTCATAAGACCATGAGTTTTAGTTTAAGCTCTATTGTAGAAAATGATAGGAATAGATTCTTAAGTATTTTAAGAGGTAACGGTCTTCGCAAACCAGTGTTTGTCTCCATGTTTCCAGAAGATACAGATATTGTAAAAGAGCAAAACTATCAGATTTATGCAAAGATGAATAATCTATCAGCACTGACTCATCAGTTTTATTCTCTATATTCAGGCTCTGTAAGTCTAGAAGAAATCTAATATAATTACTCTTGATTTATATCAGATATAATGATATAATGTATTAACACAGGTCACCTTCGGGTGGCCTATTTGCATTATAGTATTTTGAAGGTAATAGTATGTCAGAACAAATTGAACACCGTGTAATTAAATTGGAGCTAAAAGTGGAAGATCATGCTGATGAACTTAAAAAACTTCAGGATATCTCTACTGATTTACGTAATTCTTTAACTGGTATTGAAAAGACTTTGAATCAAATTAAGTACTTAGCTATGGGTGCTGTACTGGTAGTTCTTACCCAGTCAATGGGTGTTACCAATGTATTAAAAATGATTATAGGTATGTAATATGAAGCTATACAGTAATTGGAAAGATATTATAAAGAAAGCTTGGAGTATAAAGTTTATTATGTTAGCTGGAATATTATCAGCTAGTGAAGTTATTCTTCCATTATTCTTCGATTACTTTGATAGAGGTACTTTTGCTATATTAAGTTTTATTGCAGTATTCGGTGCTTTTGTATCTAGACTTATTGCACAAAAGGATGTAGAATGAATAAAACGAATAAAACAAGAACAGTTATTGCTGCGCTGGTGTTATCCGGCGGTGGTTTAATCGGTATTGCTTCTCATGAAGGTTATCGTGAAACTGCATACATACCAGTAGTTACTGCTGCAGGTTCTGACGTTTTAACAATTGGTTTTGGAAGCACAACTAACGCTGATGGTACTAGGGTAGCACCCAACCAACGAACTAACCCTGTAGCGGCTTTAAAGCGCCTTGGTGAGCATGTAGAAGTATTTGAAGAGGCTGTTAAACGCTGTGCTCCTGTACCAATGCATCAATATGAGTTTGACGCTTATGTATCGCTTACTTACAATATTGGCAGTAATGCATTTTGTAAAAGTACTCTAGTTAAGAAGCTAATCGCTTATGACTATGAAGGTGCTTGTCAAGAGATATTAAAGTGGGATAGGTTCAAAGGTAACCCTTTACCGGGATTAACTAAGCGCAGAAAAGAAGAATATAATACTTGTATAGGAAACTGACGTGCTATATAATAAATCAAGGATTTAGTGTGCAAACAATATTAATAAAAATTGTAGTAATTATTTCTATACTAGCTGGACTATTCCTAGTGCATACTTGGCAGGTTAATACTGCAGTAGATAAAGCAGTTGCTACTCAGCAAGTAAAATACGATAAGTTAGCTCAAGAACTTAATGCAAGAAGTCTAAGATTTGAGTGCAATATCAGGGATGACACTACCGCTATACTAAAGGAAAAAGATGCTAAGATTAAAGATATTACTCGTCAGTACAGTACTGCTCTTGCAAGCTTGCAGCACTATTCAACCAGTGCAAACAGTACAAGTACCGCAAGCAATATTACCTCAGATTCCAGTAATGCAAAAAGCACCAGAGGAACTACTTCAGAAGGATTATTTGCAGATCATGCACAAATCTCTCTTGGAGTTGCTAAAGATGCAGAAGAACTAAAGCAGCATCTTAATGCTTGCTATAGGCAGTATGATACCGTAAAACAGCAGCTAGATAATTACCGCAAATAAAAATACCCCGTAGGCTCCTTAGTTGGAACTTACGGGGTTTTCTTTTTGTCTATACTTTATGCACAAAACTCTTCAAGCTGTTTAGCTGTCATAGAACCTGTGTGGCGCTTTACAACCTGTATATCATCCATGAGTAATAGGGTAGGTACTCCACGGATGTTAAACTCAGTTGTAGCTGTAGGATCAGCATCAATGTCGATAGTGCTAACTGGAATTCCAAGATTTGCAGCTTGAGCTACTTTTACCATTGGTCCACAAGTTTTACACCAGTGGGCCTTAAAGATTACTAGATTTTTCATTTGTTTCCTTTCATTTATTTAGCCCAAACATCTTGCCAATCGCCCGTCAAAGCACCTTTAGCATAATCAGTTACTCTCTGTTCAAAGAAATTAGTATGAGTAGTTCCTAGCATTCCTTCAACCCAAGGTAATGGATTTTTCTTAACTTTGAAAATACCCTTCAAACCTAGAGAAATTAGTCGTCTATCTGCAATATAGCGAATATAACTTTTAACCTCTTCTTTAGTTAGTCCCTGCATTTCATTTACACCGAAAGCAAGATCAATGAACTTGTCTTCCAACTTAACCATGGTTTCTGCAATGGTATATAGTTGAGATTTTAATTCATCATTCCAAATATGTTTATTCTCTTTTACAAACTCTCTAAACAGCTTAATCATGCTGTCGGTGTGGTGAGATTCATCTGCAATTGAATAGACAATAATTTGTCCCATGCCTTTCATTTTACCGAAACGCGCAAAATTCAATAACATAATGAAAGAACTAAACAGTTGCATACCTTCTGTGAACGCACTAAACACTGCAATCTGTTGAGCTTTTGATCTTTCATCTTGCACGATAAATGATTCAATGTAGTCGTGTTTAGCTTTCATTTCTTCGTACTGCAGAAACTCATTATAGGTAGTCTCTGGCATACCTAGAGTCTCAATTAGATGAGAATATGATGCCACGTGAATAGCTTCTCGTGCAGCAAAACTTGAAAGCATCATCCGTACTTCAGGTGCAGGAAAGTTTGGTAAGTAATTTGTTACATAAGCTCCAGCTACATCAATATCACCTTGTGTAAAGAACCGAAAAATGTGTGTTAAGAATTGCTTTTCGCTTTCCGTAAGCTTATTCTTCCAGTCATTAACATCTTCAATCATTGGTACTTCAGTATGTAACCAATGCATCTTTTCAGACATTAAGAAAGCATCATATGCCCAAGGGTAGCTAAACGGTTTGAAGTAATTTCGTTGATCTGTAAGTTTTAATTTCGTTTTCATTTATATCCTTTAAATAGAAAGAGACTGCCGAAGCAGTCCCTATTATACATCAACCTTCACAAGCTAAACAAGTTTCGTTGTTAACTAATGCTGACATGTCGATTTCATCCTCAATTCGTTTGCGCTCAACCTTCTGACCAACTTTATCAGCTTTACGTAGTTTAGAACTGCGAACGTAATACAAAGATTTTAATCCTTGTTTCCAAGCTTGAAAGTGAACGGCATGTAAATACTTTACACTAACATCTGGTCTAAAGAATAAGTTTGTGCTGATCGCCTGATCTACAAACTGTTGTCTGTCAGATGTTTGCTCAATAATCCAACGTTGGTCAATCTCAGCTGCAGTTTTAAATACATCTTTAGTGTATTGATCCATCCATTCAAGATTCTGCACAGAACCATCATCTGCAATAATACTTGCCCATGTATCATCGTACCAAGATTCTTCATGTTTCAATGCTTCATCTTTAATGATCTTATCTAAGAATCTATTCTTATTTAAGAATGCACCAGAGGTAGTGTCTTGACGATAAGCATTTGCTGAATAAGGCTCAATGCTAGGTGATGTATTACCCATAATAATAGAACTTGATGCATTAGGTGCTACAGCCATTACATGACTACAACGCTTCATTACATTCATAGTTGCTGCATCTGGACAAGGGCCACGAAGTAAAGCAAGTTTCTCATTTGCATCATCAAGCTGCGATCTGATATGTTTAAACATTCGCATGTTTGTACTTTTAGCTAATGCGCCTTCAAATGCAATGTTATTTTTTTGTAAATAAGCATGATAGCCCAAAGCACCTACACCTACGCTTCGCTCTTGTATTGCACTAAATCTGGCTCTTGCAATTTCATCAGGAGCATTCTGAATAAAGTATTCAATAACATTGTCCAGCATTTCTAATACATCAGGAATAAATTGTGTATCTGTTTTCCAATCATCAAAATATTCCAAGTTTAACGAACTGAGACAACAAACCGCTGTACGTTCTTTTGATGTTGCCAGTGAAATCTCACTGCATAAATTAGAACCGTGATTCTTCAAACCAAGTTTCTTTTGATACTCAGGTAAACCTTCATTTGCTCTGTCAATAAACCACAAATATGGTTCACCCGTTTGCATACGCAACTCAAGCAACTTCATCCAGAGTGCTTTGGCAGATACAACTTCAGTTACTTTACCACTGTGTGGTTGTACAAGCTCCCAAGAATCATCTGCTATAGGATCAACCATACAACGTTCAATAATTTGCATAAATTTATCACTGATATTTACACCATGATTTAGATTAAGAGTTCGCATATTCTGATCACCTGTTGGTTTACGCATCTCTAGGAACTGTGTAATATCGGGGTGACTAATATCTAGATAGGCGGCATGATCCTCTCCGAGTCGTACCCTGCTTATAAGCCAAGCTAGATGCATCATATACTTTTAAGTGTGGCATCACACCTGCAGATTTATCATCGCAACCACGAATACCTACGTGTACACCTACACCACCACCCATCATTGATAACCAGTTGGTTTCAGATAAGTTGTTTACCAGACCCTCAGACGTGTCATCTAGAAAATTTAAATAGCAGCTAATTGGTAAACCACGCTTGTTTCTACCAAAAGACAGAATCGGTGTTGAATACGATAACCAATGTTTTGAAGCATATTCATATAAACGTTGAGCATGTGCTTCATCTGTAGCGAAAGATTCTGATACAAAAGCGAATCTATCTTGAGGTGATTGTTCATCATCTTTCATATAAGATTCTTTTAGTCGTTTTAAACCAAGTTCATCAAATAATGAATCTTTTGAATAGTCTTTTTTAATTTGCATTCAGTCTTCCTCTGTTGTTGTTGCGTATTTATCTCTTGATTCTAGCATTTGCTGAGCATCTTCTGTTTCATACCTAGCACGATAAATATCTTCTGTTAATTTACTTCCACTAGCTTTGTCAATAGCTGCACGACTGGCATATCCGCTATTTACCCAAGCTTCATCTAGACGTTCCTCCCCGACCCATCGACTGCACACTACAGTTTCATTGAAACGATTTCTATGCTGTAAACCATCTTGTCGTTGGTATGGTCGATTGACGTTCAT